CCGGATGCCGCCGCGCATTGGGTTGCCGGCAAGATTTTTCTTGTGGGTCTTGGACGCACTGGAAGAGAACTGGCGCTGGCTGGATTTGTTGGAGAGGCTGTGGCGTTTCATGGTGAAGTTCCTTTATGAGGAGGAAGAGAGACAGAATTAGAGTAGTAGACATTGAATTGCTGTCAGTGGGCACAGTTACATCAAGTATACAACTGTGCAGTGGGGTGTCAAGCACCGACTTACCCACCGCCCTCCCCATAGAAATGGGGAGAGCCGTGGATAAGTCTTTTAAGGGCCTAGGAAGGGTCAGGAGAAGAAGGTTGAGGGTTTGGTATAGGCGCAGACGCGTTAGCGCCAGGAAGGGGGCTTGCTGTAGGTTTGAGAAGCCCTAGCGCGGACATTTCCGCGCGGTTTTCCGGGTTAGAGCAGAATTCGAGGAATTGACCCGGATCGTTCGCAAAGCGATTACGAAGTTTGGAAGGCAGATCGTTGAAGAGGTTTTGAGCTTCGACGAGTTGATTTTGCATGAGATGGAAGTCGAAGCCGGTAGTGACGTCGAGGTATTGAGGCGCACGTTCGTTGATTACAGGTAGCTCACCAGTAGATTGGTAGCGAGCCATTAGAGTATTGATGTCACATTCATCCTTGAAGGATTGTTTAGTCCATCTAGAATTGAGTGGAAAGATAAGAGAGTAAGAGGAGAGTTTGTTATAGAGAGATTGGAAGGGAGAAGAGTAGTTAGAGATTTTAGTCATTTGATTTGTACCTATCGGGAAGTTTAGATGGAAGAGATTTAGGAAGAATAGAAGGAAGTACGGATTTAATTACATCGCCAAAGGACGAGATAAGTGGGTGAGCTTTAAGGACTTGAGTAATATGTTTGTCCTGGAGACCCTCCATAGTATTAGCTTCAACGTTTTGAGTGCGAGTTTGAGATTCGGTCAGACCGGCATTAGCCGTATATGATTTAGCAGATGCACTGGCAGCCGAAGTTTGAGCGCGTTTGAGAGGAATTTCCTCTTTGGCAGATAGACCCTGCCAGTAGGTTTTATATATTTCCTCAACGACTTGTTTGACCTCCATTTGAATACGTCGGGTTTCGGCCTCAGTTTTACCAACAAGGAGTTCCTTGACCTTGGTATCGGCCATGATGTTGTCAGTAGTAGCCTGAATTTGAGGAGTAGTTGCCTGGGAATTGACAGTATCGGCTTGCACCTTAGCGATATTGGCAGCAGCAGTGGAGGCGGTTACAGCAGAATTAATTGCCGGCCCGATGATGTCATAGGCCGGCGCCGCAACGATATGGGCAGCTTGGCCAGTTGGGGCTGTAGCATGGCCCATTGCTCCAGTGCTGGATACTCCAGAAGGAGCAGCAGATCCCATTCCGCCGGTGCCTGATAGAATGGGATTAAGGCCAGCAGCCTTAAGGTCTGCCACTTCTCGCTGATGCTGAGTAGAGGCCATTCGTTCAGAGAAAGCCATAGCTTTGGCATTGGATTCCGCCTGGAAGGCGTCCTGATTTTGGGCAGAAGCCCATTCGAATTTACGTTGATCGTCAGCCATTTGTGCAGAAAAGGCATTTGCAGTATTAGCCTGTTGAATCGACGCGTTATTTGCTTTGTTGGCATTTGATTTGGCGGAATTTGATTGAAAAATACCGCCAGCAGTACCAGCAAGACCGGCAATAAGTCCGGCAGTTAAGACTGGCATCGTTTGTTCCTTTCAATAAGCATTTCATCAGCGACAAGCGCCAGTTCTTCAAGAGAAAGACGAGAGTCAGAAGGATTGGCAGGGTGATATTGAATACCTACCACCTGTGCGAAGGCAATGTCCCAGAAGGTTTGATTGTCCATGTTAGAAGTGATCGATAAGCCCAGGAACACCATAGACCGGCATAGGACGGGTACAACGCATGCTGATATAGGTATCCAGGAGGAACTGCGGTTCAGTAGGGACAGCAACAACGCGAGCAATAGGTGGATGCTCTGAAATGAAGGCATCATCAAGAACAGGGGCGTTAACGAAGTCTTGAGAGAGATGCCAAGAATCAAGCGTTTGAGCGTAATTGGAACGGAACTGACCGGTAATGAGCGAAGGTTTGTAGCGATATTCGGCGTAACGTTCCTGATAGCCGAATACTTTATCGTCTTCGAGAGGAACACCGGATGCGAAGATTTCCTTTTGAAGAACGGCTTGTTCACCAATATGAGAAAGGGCCGGCCAGTAGAAATCGAAGCGGGTTTTCCTGGAGAACATGCGGTTGAGACCTTGTTGATAAGTCAGGTCAGCACGGACAGAAAGAACGCCAATAATGAGGCAATGCTCAGTAAAAGAAGAATGGAAGCCGTGACCGGTAAACGTGGAGGTTCCATAGCCCGAAAGATTACCTTGCGGTGATTCGGCATAGGCGCCAGTGGCGGAAGTTTGCGGAACGGGAGTGATGTTGATGGGAGAAGAAGAACCTCCGAGGTATTCAGGTCGCTGTAGACGCGCATCGGGAGAAGTAACTCCAAAGTGTGAACGGATTAGTTCAGTATATCGGGTACCGCCACGAGCATCACGCTCAAAGACTTTCTGAATTTGGAAAGCCTGGCGGAGAGAGTTAATAGTAGCGGCAGTAGCGAGAGTAAGGTCAGCAATAAGATTGGTGTCTTTCCATAAAATGGCGTTATTACCAGCAGCGTTAACACCCATGGAAATTTCTTGTTTGCCAGCCTCAGTGTAAAAGGAAAGACCCGGATCGCCGGCCGTATACCAAGTCGGAGCCGAACCGGGTGCGGTAGGAATAATAGGGGCAGATGTACCAAGAGGAATTTGAACACCAGGACCTTTTTGAGGCCAAGGAAGCGAAGAAGTGAAATAGTCGTGGCGTTTACCACGTCGAAGAAGAGTGTAAAGAGCAGGATCATCCGGACCGTCACCAAGAGGAACAGGAACGGAATCCTGAAGATTTTGATCCCGATACCATTCGTTCCAAATAAGATTATAGGCCCGATGGAAAAGGGCAGATGTTGACAGATCAGGGACGTCCGTAGGGATACCCATGTAGTCATGGATAGAACCGTTCAGATAACCACCGGCGGGGGAAACCATTTGCGGAATAGTGAAGTCGGTAGAGTCGCCAGGATTCTTTTGTTCACCATTGAATTTTTGCCAGTTGTCCCAGACTAGCCTCATGGGAACAGAAAAGAACTGAGTGTCAAGATACATGTTGTCCATGACTGGCACGATTGGGGTAGCAAGTCGAGCAAGCGCAGCAACAGAAGTAGAGAAAGTATCCCCAGGAAGAGCCTCATCAACCAAAAAAGGAATAAGAAGGCCAGAATCAAAAGTAGTTTTGTAGCCATGGGAGCGATCGAAAGAAGAACGAGGAATTTCAGCCTTTGGAACTTGGCTGAAGGTATGTTGCATTACAGAGCGCATGGATTACTCCTGAGAAATCAAGGCATGAGCCTTGGTGATAAATTCGATTTTGGGCAATAGAATGAAATTACCAGTGTCCTCATCCCAATCACCGAGCTGCCAAAGTTCGTAGTCACCGGGAAACTTGTTGATGGGGAGATTTGGATCGAGAGCAACAGAATGGAAATCACGGATGGCAGTAGCCCGTGAATGAGAGAAGAACGGAAGGGAGAAAACATGAGCTTTGATATCAAAGACAGAACAGACGATTTTCATATAGACCTTTTAAGTGATTTGAGCTTGGATTCCTGAACCTCGCGACGAACGGCGAGACGTTCAGGCGTGTTATTTGCACGTTGCAAGCGTGCCTTACGAAGGCGAGCATCCTTGATGGCGAGATGGGTACCTTCAGATTCCTTTTTGAGGATTTTGTCATAATAGCGTGGGGGCTGCTGCTTTTGGCCGCGGAGAACCACGAAGTCAGACGGATAGACATCATCAGAGTATTTATCGAACCATAGAGCACCTATGCCGGGGCGACGAGACATAGTGGCGTATTCCGGTTCGCGCCCATTGTAATGGGCTTCTTGGAGGTCGCCATTTACCTTTTTGAGGCAGTAGCGAGCCGTGTAGGCAGCGGTTTCAAAAGAGACAGCGCCAATGGAACAATGGCCGAAACCCCAGATACGGTTGAGAGTTTCGGAAGTACACAGAGTTTGACCCTGGGGATTTTTTGAGTGTAGTTTTTTGTCGGCAAAGTCGATGCCGAACAGGATGGCATGATAGTGAGGACGGAGGGTATTTTCACCGTATTCGCCGCAGTGAAAGAAACGGATAGGAAGTTTATGATGGAACCGTAAGCGTTTCATGAAATCCTGAAAGTGTTTTTTCACAAGCGTACCGCCGGGCGGTAAATGGTTGTCGTCGTAAGTGAGCGTGACGAAGATGTTAAGTTCGTGTAGCTGAGCTTCGTGGACGCAGCGTATCGCCCACATTCGGGACCGAGCAAGACGGCAGCCGATGCACTGGCCGCACGGCACTTGCATACGCAGATCGACATACCCGTTTTTACTGATTGTCAGCGGGCTGTAGCATGGCATCGTTCACAGCCGGATGCCGCCGCGCATTGGGTTGCCGGCAAGATTTTTCTTGTGGGTCTTGGACGCACTGGAAGAGAACTGGCGCTGGCTGGATTTGTTGGAGAGGC